CGACCTCGGCCCCCTCGTCAAAGTCGAACTCCTCCCCTCCGAATGATCACGCATCTCCTCGCCCTCGCCGTCGGCTTCGTCGCCGGGTTCCTCGTCCACCGCAAGCACGCCGCCAAGGCCGCTTCCGTGGAGTCCAAGTCGAAGGCCCTCCTCGACGCCCTCAAGGGCAAGTAAGCCATGCGTACGCTTCTGGTCATCGCCCTAGTGGCCCTGATTGGTTGCAAGTCATCGAAGGACGCCCCCCTGCCCAAGCAGCCGGACGCGCCGACCAGTCCGTCCAGCCTGGCCAAGCTCGACGACAGCATGGACACCCGCTCCAACAAGGTCGCCGCCTCGGTCACCGTCGTAAAGGAAAACGCTGGCAAGCCAGAGGTCGTCAAGGCCGAGTCCGAAGTGGCCTTGTCCTTCCTTCCCAAGCCCAGCGAAGCCGAACTCGCCCTTGCCCGTCAACGCGCCGCCAAGGCCGACCAGACCGACTACGCCGCCGCCGCCAAGTTCGGCAGCAAAGTCCTCGCCCAGATCACGGACGCCCGGACGAAGATGGAAGCCGACCAGAAGGAAGCCAAGCGAGTCTCCGACCTGAAGGATGCCCGTATCAAGGAACTCGAGGCGGAAATCGAACGCATCAAGAAAGACTCCGCCTCCCAGACTTGGACGCTCGTCGGGGCAGGACTTGCCGTCATCGGGGCGTTGACCACCGCCTTCATGGGGCCGAAGATTGGAATCCCCCTACTCCTGTGCGGCGGTTTCTGCGGCGCGGTGCCGTTCATCATCGACAGCCCGTATTTCGAGTACGCTGCCGGCGGCACCCTGCTGATCGCCTGCGGACTGGGCCTCTGGTGGCTCGCCGACAAGGTACGGGATTCCGTACGCTCCAACGACCATGACGAAACGCCGCCAAAAGAGTAAGGTCAAGTGGGTCAAACTCGGTCGCCAGCGAGCATGGGGCCAGGCGACCATCGGCGAAGGGCTGATTGAGATCGACCCCCGCCTCGGTGCCAAGCGTCAGTTGGAAGTCCTCTGCCATGAGCAGGTCCACCTGACCTTCCCCGAACTGTCGGAATCCCAAGTCGACCGCGCCGGCAAAGACCTAGCCGCCATGCTCTGGGACCAAGACTACCGCCGTGTCCTCCTAGCCCCCAACGCCAAGCCCCCCAAGATTTCGTGAGTGCTGCCCTCCCCCCTCCCACCCCGGAAGACATCCCGATCAGCCTGCGCGACGTGGGCATCGGGTTCTCCATCGGAGCCTTGTCTTGGCTCGTCCGCTACTTCTGCTCGATGGAAAAGCAGACCCTAGGCTTCATCGCCAGGCGTACGGCCACCGCCGGCCTGACCGCCATCCTCGTAGGCATGGCCACCAAGGGGTATTTCAACTCCGAGGGGATGGCCTTCGGTGCCGCCGGCGCGGCGGCTTACGCCAGCCCCGAATTGGTCGACTACGCCCTTTCTAGGCTTCGGAAGGGTAAGTAGTCACCCCTGACCCTGAAAAGCCTGCCACGGGGCGGCTAGGCGTCGTATTTGGTGCCTTGGTAGTACAAAGCCGCCCCCACCTTGCGAGGTTCGATGATGCCGTTGGTCACCATAGCCTTGATGAGCGACTCCGCCTGGTCCCTCTGGAGTTTGTGATCCGCCACCAGTTCCTCCAGCAAAGCCCCCCGGCTCAAGCGGGGCTTGGACTCAAAGTGCCGATACTGCTGCCCGACCTTGAGCAGCTCGAAACCGCCGGCCAAGGGGGCGACCTCCCAGAAGACTCGGTCGTCCGAGTGCTTCAGTTTCAGGACAAGGGTAGGCTTGCCGTCGGGCGTCCGCATTCCGGCTTCCTTGCCGCGCTTCGACAGGTTGAACGAGAAGACCGGCAAGTCCTTCGACTCCCGACGGATGTTCAGGACGGCACGGACGTAGTTCACCAATTCCGCCCCACCCGTACCGCTGTACATCATGTCAGAGAAGGTCTGGCCGTCCGTGACCTCCTTGGCCTTCGGCTTGCCTTCGTGGTGGATCAGGATGGCGATGCACCCCGTCTCCTTGAGCATCGGCTCCAGCAGGCCACGGCAGAAGTTTGTCACGTCGACGTTGTCGTTGATGTTGCCGCCGATGTAGGCCATCAGCGGGTCGAGGACAATGACGTCCAACTTGTGCCGGACGATGATCTTACGGGCGAGCTGGATGATATCCGAGCCGCGCTTCGACGATTCGTTGAAGAAGTGCAGGTGCTGCCTGACCATCGCCTTCTCGTCGTTGTTCAGCCTCATGCCAGACATGACCCCTTGGAAAGACTGGGCCATGTCGCCGACGTCGCCCTCGGCCTGGAGGACGCCCATCTTCAGGGGGTGCTTGGCCGGGATGCCGAACAGTTCTCGTCCGCAGGCCCACGACATGGCCATCTGCATGGCGAAGGAAGACTTGCCGATGCCGGACTGCGCGGTGATGAGCAGCGAGCCGCCCTTCTGCAACCAGCGTCCGTGGCCGATGACCGTATTCGGGTCGTTCAGGACGTCGTAATTCTCAAGGATGTCCGTCGTGACCTCCTCGGGGAAGTCCTGACCTTCCCGCCACGCCATGAACTCGTCCCAGTCCAAGGCACCGATCTTGAACGCCACGATCTTCTGTTCGTTCTCGCCGCGCATGATACCCCCCAGCCGGCTCCAGCGGGAAGGGTTCTTATTCTGCGGGTCAGGTTCGTGGTCCGAAAGGTAGTCATACACCGTATTACGGCGTTCCTCCCATTGCTCCTTGCTCTGTGCGTCGACACGCACCCAAGCGTGGACGGACTTGCCGCCCGAGTCGACGAGCAGGCTGATGGGCAGGTTGGACTGCTGAAAGATGGCGATCTGCTCGTCCTTGGCCTTCTTGTCGAACTCGACCAAGACATGGCGGTAGGCCGACACCGAATTGTCCGTGCCGGAGAAGTCGTCGGGCGTGAAGGGGTTGATACGAATCCAAGCCCCAGACTCCGTGCCGGCGAACTTCGACGCCCCCACGGCTCCGGGGCCGAAGAACTTGGTGATCCATTCGGCGCGGGTCAGGAAGATGCCCTTCGACGCCGGGAACCACTTGCCGTCTTCGGTCTGTCCGGCCTCGTTGGTGATGCAGATGACGTCCTCGTCCTTGAAACAGTTCAGCAGCACGTCGGCGGTCGTGAACGGCGTCTGCACGTCGACCAGCTCGGCCACCCGGTTCGGGTCGAAGACGAAGCGACCGTTCGCGCCGACCCTGCGTTCCTTGCCGGTGACGAGCCAGCCCTTCTGGCGTTCGTGCGGCTTGACGTAGGCGTCGTTCAACTTGTGCCGCAGGTCTTTCTCCGACCAAGGGGGCGAGCAACGGGCGTTGAACTCCTGAAGCAGCGACCAGGCGTCCGACCACGGCAGGTCGAAGCCGTTGGCGAGAATGCTGGCGGCGCGGTAGGTGGCCGGGTGTCCGCCTTGGCCGGCGACGGCGGCAGGCAGTTTGGCGAGATAGGCTCTCGCCCCGGAAATACGATCTTCGGTGGTCATGGTGGCTCTTTGACTTGTGGACGCTTATTTCCGCTTACGCAATCTTTTAAGGAAGCTCGGCTTGTATTCCTTCCAGATATATTTCCTGGCCATGCTGACCTTGAATGACGGGTCACTATCACAGGTCAGCCCCATGACGTTATAGTCAATCCACTCCGCGCTGTCCTCCTCGGACTCGTTCATGTACCTCATGTGTACTTGGACCAATCGGTAGTAAGAGTAAATCAGGAAGCCGTCCTTCGACGTCCCCACGATGGCGTCATCGAACCATTCGGCCGGCTCGATGCGGATTGCGTTAGGATGATACTTTGCCATGAATGAAATTGATGCGTTCGCCGATCCAGCGCATGACGGGAACTGCCATGCTGTTACCGCAGGCGTGGTAACGTGGTGCGTCCGAACATTCTTCCTCCGGCTTGCCCTTGTATGGGATGCGGCTCCAGTTGTCAGGGAATCCCATCAGACGTTCGACCTCGACGATGCTCAAACGTCGAACCGTCGACGGAGGGATGGCCACATGGGCGTTCTGATCACCGCTGTCCGTAGACACCGTAGGGAAGAAGTCGTAGGACGGGTTCGCGCCGGCCTGACGTCGTAGGTTGCCAGGCTGAAAAGCTACTGGGCTTTGCTCGCTACCTGTTCCAATGTTCTCATCAGGGCAGCCGGCATACTCTTGCCCCTGCCCTTCGACCTTTCGAGGATTCCCCTGCAACATTCCGCGCTCAAAGAGTACCGCAGCAGGTGGTCGCCAGTCTCCAAGACATCCGACAAGGAACACTCTTTTGCGTCGCTGGGGAAGTCCGAAGCCGTTGCAGTCCAGCTGCCTCCAGGCACAGCAATACCCGAGGTCAACCAGCGACCTTTGGAAGGCGGCGAAATCGAGTCCGCCGCCGCTGGATAGAACGCCCGAGACGTTTTCCCAGACGATCCAGCGCGGTCGAAGTCGTCCAGCCAGCTCGGCAAAGGCAAGGGCGAGTTTACCACGGAGATCATCCATGCCGCCTCGCTTGCCCCCGATTGAGAAAGACTGGCAGGGAGTTCCGCCGACGAGGAGGTCCACATCTCCAATTGATAGGGGCCACTCGGCGTGTTTGGTGAGGTCTCCATAGTTAGGTACGTTTGGGAATCGGTGTTTGAGGATGGCTGATGGGAAAGGTTCAATCTCGGAGAAGCCGACCGGCGTCCAGCCCATGTGGTGCCAGGCGACGCTGGCTGCTTCCATGCCGGAGCAAACAGAAAGATAGCGAATCTTGTTTTGTTTTTCGCTCATGGGTGGCTGGTTATATTTGTACTCGTTACTATGGTTTTCAGAGATAAACAAGTACTGATCAGGGCTTGTGGAAATAGTGAAGACCTTATCTTCGTAAACAAGAGGGCCGGTACCGCCGCCCTTAACGCCAGGCCGGATTCGTCCGCCCTTAGTACCAGAGCAATTACCCCCCCCCGTACCTTGAAGCAAATGGGTTTCATCAACCGTAAAAGTATTTCATCTGGATACGCTTGCCGTCAAAATAGCGTAACTTGACCTGCTTCAGCTCGCCGGCCTTGACCAGTTCCAGCACCCATTCCCGTGCCGTCGTGCGGTGGACATTCCATTCCTTCTTCAACTGATCCAAGTCTTTGAATCCCTTGGGAACCTCATCGGCTCCTTTTGACCTTATTTTCCAAAGTTTCTTCAGGACGTCTTCGGTCTTCATACGGGTAAAATCCATTCGTCTTGGCCGTGCGGCTGCTCATGCACCCACGGGATGAGTTTCTCGTCGGTATAGTAGCCGAAGACCATGCCCTGAGACCAGGCGAACGTGGCGCGGCGGGTATTGGCGTAATCCATAGCCCCCCGGCGGGTCAGGGTGCCGACGCTGATGCCCGTCGGGGTGTCGTCCCGTCGCCCGGTCATGCGACCGACCTTGTGGGTATGGGCGAAGATTACGTTGCCGTACATTTCGGCCATGTCCCGGGGTGCGTTCTCCCCGTAGACGGTGCCATGCGTAAACTTGTAGTTGGCCAACTGGAACGCCTGCCAGATGCCGGTGTATTCGATGAAGAGGGCTTTCCGCTTACGGCAATGCTCGGTGATGTCGTTGATCAGGCGAAGGGCGTAGCCGGAATAGACTTCGTCGTCCGAGGCGGCTTCGCGCCAGAGGCGTACCTCATGGTTTCCGGCCAGCACGACGTTCGGGCGGAGCTGGTCTAGGAACTTAAGCCCCCCGCCGATATCGGGTTCGACGGCGTCGCCCTTGCCCCGTGCCGACGACATGAACGGGGTCATGTCCACAAAGTCGCCTAGGTGGACGGTGCAATGAGGCTTCCACCGTTCCTTGAACTTCAGGACGCCGGCGATGGCCTTCGGGTCGGCGTACATCCCGTGGGAGCAACCGACCGCCATGAACCGCTTCCAGCCTTTATTGATGTTCATTGTTATTGTTAGGCAGGTGTTTAGGGGGTCGGCCCGTGCCTGAGTAGACGAAGGACACTTTGAGCCTTCGGGCGGCTTCCTGCACGGCGCGAAGGCTATACTCGTAAGCATAGGCAGTCTCCTTGGCCGTCAGGCTGTGCTTGATGCCCTCTAGGACGGCCAGCCTGGCCGGCGGACGCCCGTAGCAGTTGACCTTCTGGCGGCTCATCGGTTGAGCAGGTTGACCGCCTGGTAATCGCCGTTGTGCAGTTCCCAGAATTCGACGTTGGAGCGGCGTAGGGTCGGCAGCACGGTGCGCTTCCACTTGGCCAGCTCGGCGTCGAACTCGTCCCGGCTATAGGCCACGAACTCGGGATGCTCGACCCTGCCCCCGTCGAGGATGACGAGCAGGGCGTGGCAGCGGCGGGGCATCTTGTGGGTGTACTGGGTCAGGTTGATGGGAGGCTTTCTCATGTGCGATGTTTGGAGGGTTTGAGTTTAAGGTTAAGGTGTCGGGCGGCTTCGTAAAGGCTGGCGCGGCGGTAGCCGTACTTGGCCTCGATGTCGGCGTAGGTCAGGCCGGCGGCGTGGGCTTCGATGACCGCTTGCTTGATTTTGCCGTAGTTGTTTGAACGGGTTGAGTGGGTTTCCATTTGTTCCAAGGTTGGGCCATCAGTTCATTCCAGCGATCACGGTCGGCTTTGTTCACCCGTGCTGCCATTCGCTTCTCGTAGGGGGTGAGCTGCTTTAGGCCGGGGTGCATGATTTCTGGCCGACGCTTCTTCACGACTGCTTGCCCTCCTTGGCGGCGAGCAACTTTGCCTTCAACCATTCGTCAGCAAGGGCGTATCCAGAAACAATGATGCCTCCATCTTTCAATGTAGACGCCATCGCATCCCCGGCCTTGCGAAGCATGATGTTCTCGCAAGAGATGTCGGAGTGCTGCCTCGACAGTTGCTTGCAGAGGGTGTCTAGTCGCTCGACCTGTGCTTCAAGGGAGCGGACATAAGCATCGGAGTTAGCCATAGCCCTCTTGGATTGGTTAAGGTTGCTCTCGACAAGGGCGGTAAGCCGCTCGACCTCGGCCTTGAGGCGGGTGCATTCGGCGTCCAGCTCGTTGCACATCTCCTTATAGCGGACGAGGTCGGACCGAGCCTTGACCATCTCCCCCCACTTCTCAAAGGATACAGGGACGAAGCGGCTCATCAGTTGTCGTAGCAGGCACGACGGATCGTGCGTTCGTAATGCTTCCAGCCGTAACCCGGAACGTAAGCGCGGACTCGTCCGACAGAATCCTTGCCAACTAGGCTAATCTGGATGCTGATGTCGTCAAAGTGGTAACTTAACGCCGTGCAATCCTTCGGCATATTCTCAATCATGTTAACGAGTTTATTATCGGCCCATGCCTCAAAGCCCAGGCGGTCGATTTGTTCTTTGTCAGGTTTCATCGGTAGATGTGGTAGATTTCAGACGCTACGGCACGGACGCCGGCGGGGTCAACCGCCAATCGAGTATGCAAGACCTGCATGGACGCCATCATGTCCGCCAAGCTTCCCGCCTCCTCGTCGTTCGCCGGCCCGTAGCCAGGCCGCTGCATCTCGACCGTCACGATCTGGGCGTCCAGATGCTTGGCCAAGAACAGGTACTCGTTCAGGTACCGCCAGTCCGACACCAAGGCCACGGGGCGTACGTCGAGCGGCGCGTAGTCCAAGAACATATGCACTTGGGCGTTCAGGTGCCGAGCGAAGATATCTTTGTCCACCCCCCGGAGGGTGCGTCCTAATTCGACCAGCAGCCCCCTATGGCGTACCTTGAAGTCTTCGGCGTGGAAGTCCCGCTCCCCGGCCTTGAAGACCCCCATCGCCCGAAGCACGTCGTTCGCCCTGTCCTTCAGGACGTCGGCGAACTTGAAGACCTCGGCACGGGAGCCGTTGCCATTGAAGTGTTCCATCAGACAAGCGGCGAAAGTATCTTTCCCCGCGCGAGCGACGCCGGTGATCATAAAGACCAGCGGCTTGGTGTTTTTAGGCATCATGTTTCAAAATGTATTCGTGGCTATAGCAGGTACGATTGGCGTGAAGCAGCATATGCTTACCTTCTTTTCTAGAATCCGTTATCTGGGCAATGCTATAATCTTTACGGCTCATCTTATTCTTAGACGTGGCCTTCCAGTTTTCGGATTTTTGTCGATACTCACCCATGCGCGGGTGTGCTGTCTTTGAAAAGAACCGGCAACCGTTGGAAACATAATGTCGAGCTACGGCATCAGAAAGCCTGACTCCAATTCCAAGCCCCTGATAGTCTGGAAGAACGACGGTTCTATGACCCCTGAATGCGTTCTTGAAGTTGCCATTCGGGAAAGCAAGCACAGCACAAAACCCGACAATTGAATCCCCCCAGTAGGCTGCGTAGCATTGTGCGGCTTTGTTCATTTCTCCGGTCAGATAATGATGCTGCCTAAAGATTGACCAGACGCTTCGTTCGCAGCGTCGAACATCAAGTTCAACTGGTTCGCGCTTACGAAAAAAGCCCTGTTGGATCACCTGACCTTTCTGAACGTCGAAAACCCAATCAGGCTGAAGCCATTCTATGATATCGTAATGACAGGACGAAAAAACGACTCCCTTAATGCCGGCATTTCTAATATGACGTTGAATCGCATGGGAACAACTTTTGGCCACATTTCGGTCGACCACGGAGGTGAATTCGTCGAAAGACGTGTCGTTATCCAATATTGCTGCCATGTTGGCCCGGAAGGCTTCGCCGTTAGAAAGGACATGGAAAGGCCGACACCACGCTGGTACGCTATTAAGCCCTACGGCCATGAGTTTGTTAAAGTCAACCTGCGACGCAATGGCCTTGGAGCCATCCCAGACGAAAGGCTTGCTAATCCCGTAATTCTCCGAGAGCAGCGTGGTTTTGCCAGACCCAGACGGACCAACAATTAGACCAATCCCCCATGATCCGTCGCGCTTTGGGGCGTCGAACTCCGGTACATCAAAGGTGCTTGTTCCGTCGAAAGCATAGTCAAAAGGCTGGCAGGCAGCCAAAAGTGCTTCATCAATTTCAACTTTAATGCTTTTAGTTGCCATAGTTATCGAAGATTCGTCCGTAGATTTTTTGCAGGGGGGACTGGCGGTTCGGCCCCTTTTGCATCCGCCAGTCGGAAGCGATGGCCTTCGACGCCGAGTCCTTGCTCAGACGCTCGGCACCGCGCACCCCGAACTGCTGGAGTTTACGCACCTGCTTCACGGTGGCCAGATTAAGGGCTTCCCGTGCCTTCAGACGGGCAATCATCCAGTCGGCCTGATCAGCGGTCATGCCACGGGCGTAAACGCCGTAGCGTGCCAGCTCGGTGGACTGGTAATGGAACATGGAAGAGTCCGACGTCGCCGCCGGCAGGACGAAGCCGAAGACGGCACAAGCGACGGACAGGTCGACCAGCCCCAGTTCCTTGGCTTCCTTAGTGGCCGACCGCTGCTCTTCGGCGGCGATACGGCGGAGCATGGCTTCCTCCGCCTGGCGGTCGCAACCCTGCGCGGCTTCCAGCGGGTCATGCGAACCCTGAATCTGGGCGGACTTGGCCTGCGGGTGAACCGTGAAGGCGTCCGCCGGCGTGAAGGAATTCTCGCCGCTGATCCACATAGGGTCGAGGATGAGGCAATCGGTCTTGCCCGGAGCCGTGCGGAGGCCACGCCCGATCATCTGGCACCAGAGGGCGCGGGACTGGGTCGGACGCAGCAGGATGACGCAATCGGTCTCGGGGGCGTCGAAGCCCTCGGTGAACAGGTTGACGTTGCAGAGGACACGCAGGTCGCCGCTCTTAAAGGCTTCGACGGTGCCGGCACGGAACTTGCCCGTGCTGCCGTCGGCGTGGCCGGCTTCGATGCCGCGCTGGCGAAGGTGGGCGACCAAGCGGAGGGAGGAATCCACGTCCGGCAGGAAGGCGATTGCCTTCTTACGGTCCCAGCGGTTCAGCTCGGTCACTATGCTGTCGGCCACGGCTTCAAGGGCGTCCTCATAACCGCGCAGGCGGATGAGGCTCATCTCGACGGGCATCTTCTGGGCCATCGGGCGGACGAGGTGACCCTGCTCGATAAGGGTGCGGATAGCAATTTCGTAGGCGGTCTCAAAGCCCACGGTCTCCAGACGCTGGCGGTCGAGACGGTCAGGCGTGGCGGTCACGGCGACCTTCGGGCCGGTGAACACGGAGTTGAACTTGGCCCAAGAAGAGGCGACGGCATGGTGGGCTTCGTCGAAGACAACCAGCGCGGTGGCCTTATCTTCGGCGGAGATATGGTCGAAGTCAGCGGAGAAGACGGAGAGGGCTTCGCCGACCACGCCGGCACGGATCATCGTCGCAGCCGCCTGGTCAATCAGTTCCTTGCGGTGGGCCACGAAGAAACACTTGCGGTTCGTGCCGGCCTGCCAGCGGTGCATGATGCTGGAGGCGATGACGGTCTTGCCGGCACCCGTCGGAGCGATCACCAGCGGGTTGACGCCCTTGGCTAGGTGCGACAGCGCGGCGGTGACGGCGGCTTCCTGATAGTCTCGAAGTTTCAGTTCCATGTTAGGCGGCGACGACGGTGCGGTACTTGTTGGCGTCGAGGATCGTATACTGCGGACGCTTGCCGCCACGGACAAGGACGATATGCTCGCAGGTCGGGTCGAGCTGAACGCAACCGCGCAGTTCGGAAGCGGAGATACGCTTGTCGAACCAATAACGGGTCGGCTCGCCGCCGTGGCAGCGGATGACCATGCCGGCGTCGTGCGGCCATTTGCAGGTCCAGATGGAGTAAGCCCATTCGTTGGAGAATTCGGGCGACCACAACTTGATTGTGATGCACTCCTTGTATTCGGCGAGGGCGAGGGCGAGTTCCTGTTTTTTGGTGATCTTCATGGGTATATAATCGGGTGGCGTTCTTTGTTGTGTGCATCGGCGTCGGCAACACAAGCACAAAAAAGGAGGAACTTTCGTTCCCCCTTCGGTACCGGCTTTACCCCCCTTTAGAAGGGGTTCTGGGCGGGGCCACCGGGCAGGCGGGTGAAGAAGGACGCCTGGTAGGCCACCCCCTCCGAACCGTCCTTCTTGGTGTACTTACGCTCGGTCACGCGCACCTTGAGCGTCCGACCCTTGGCACGGGCCAGAATCTTCTCAAGGAAGGTCTCGTCGACCTCCAGCTCGCCGCCGGCGACGTACTCCTTGACCTCCTCGTCCGTGGCCGAAGCAGCAAGGAACTGCTCCAGGCGTTCGTGACCGCCGTTCTTGTCCGGCTTGGCGAACAGGTCGCCGAAGACGGTTTCGCCTTCGTTAGTCACGAAGGTGATGCGGGCGTACAGGTCGGCGCGGGGCGGGAGGTAGTCCTGCTTCGCACCCTGCACGGTCGCCGTGTAGGTGCCGGCCTTGGAGACGTACTTGCGATCCTCGGCGGCGTTGGGGTTGAACTTGAATGCCATGTTATGGTATTGGGTTATGGGTTGTGGTTTGGGGGAGAGTTATTCAACCTCGGGAATCAGGTGGACGGTGGAACCCTTCTTGTCGACGACGACCAAGTTGTCGAACTGATTACGGGCAACGTCCTTGAGCATACCGAAGATTTCGTCGGGCGTCTCGGACACCCACCAGCTCGTTCCGTGCTGCTCGCAGATGACCGTCGCATTGTGTGCGTCGTTACGAGCGAACGAGCTGATGCATTCAGGATTGATGAACACCGGGTTTTTGTCGGCGTCGTATTTGTGGACTTTGATGTATAGCATGGTGGTGGAAATTACTGCACCCACTTCGGGAGGGCGAGCGTCTGGACTTCCTGCGGATAGCCCGGGTACTGCCGGAACTTGTTGCAGGAGGCGAAGAGGTCAATGGCGGAGTTCATCAGGGCGAGACCCTTCTGGTGCGCGGCCTCGTCGAGCGTATACGTCGCCCAGCAATTCGGGAAGTCCTTCTCGACGGCGAGGAAGACGAACTGGTCCGCATGGGCCAGCGTCATATACCACGCACTTTGCAAGAAATACATATAGTTGGCAATATCACGACCGAACGAATTCGCGCCGGCGTCCATCGTGGTTTTGATGTCTACCACGATACGCTTGCCGCTCTTCGTCGTGATGATGGCGTCGAGCCTGCCTTTGATGTCCGTGCCGTTGACACGTCCGACCATCGGGACTTCGGTGATCATCGACTCGCCGTCGAAGTCCTTCATCAGTTTGTCAAGGCCGGCACGGGCGGCGATGGACACATTGGTGACCAGCTCGCCGTCCTTCTGGCTGATGGCTTCTTGGCCAGGCTGAAGGGTGGATTGGAATGCGGCCCAGATTTCTTTTCCCTCCTTGGTGCGCTTGTCGCAGTCCGGGGCGACGACCACGGTGGCGTCGAAGACCTTCGGCTGGAGCGAGGCGAGGTGGATCAGGGAGCCGAGCCGCTGGGCAGGCGTCTGCTCCGTACGGTCACGGTCGAGGTAGGCGAGGTAGTGCGCGGGAGACCGCAGCAGTTCCTTGGCTCCGCTTTGGCTCAGGCCGGGATGGTTGTTATACTCTTCGTCGGGGATTTGTTTGCTCATGGGAATTATCGGTTGCGGTTGGAATCGATGAGGAGGAGGCACACGAACGTCAGGAAGATGTTCAGGCAGATGAGGAGTTTGGTTTCGTCCATTTCAGTTTTTGGTGAGGGTTCCGAAATTGGCCAGCGCGGCCGGGATGGCGTAACTGCGAAGGTAGGTGATTTCCTTCATCAGTTCGACGTTCTTCTCGCGCAGGTCGTTCAGCTCAAGGCGTACCTCGAAACAGTTCTGGCTCATCTGGTGGACGATCTGGGTCAACGCCTTCACCTGCTCTTCCGGCGAGCGGTCGGGCAGGGGCTTGAATTCGTGGATGATTTCTTCGGGGGTGTGGCTCATAGGGAAAGATGCGAGTCGACGGCGGAAAGGAACGGGCCAGGCTTCTTGCAAAGGGTGTCGGCCAAGTCCTGCGAGATGTCTGCCCATCCCTGCTCGGGAGTCAAGTGGCCGACCTGCCGCAGCACTTCGACGGCGGCGTCCCGCTTGGCTTCAGGGACGAGTTCGTCGAGCGTGAGGGTATTCTGTCGGGCGACGGGGCGGGAGGGCGTGGCGTCGAGTTCTTCGACGGTGTAGGTGCCGAAGCAGCACTCCGGGGCGATGAGGCGGACGCCTTCGCTGATTGCACGGGCGGTCAACATCCGGCGCGGCCACTTCTTCCAGTTGTCCTTGAGCTTGCCGTCCTTGCCCAGCGCGGTGCCGTTGCCGACGTACTCCTTCATGTCGGCTACGATGTCGGCGGACGACGACCCCTTGCGGAAGGTGGCCTTCACCTTCTCGTCGGATCGCTCCGTCCAGACGACGGTGCCGCCGGCCTGCTGGAACTTGGCCAGCAAGGCGTCGGAGCGGATGGCGAGCTGCCCTTGGATGAAGTGGTACGTCCGCGCCAGTTCCAGCGGGGACTTCTTTTCGACCATGCATTGCATGGCCAGAATCTCGCCCTGTTCGGGCTTATCCAGGCCGAAGATGCCGGACTTGAAGATGGCCAAGCCGAGGGTCTTGATCGCCTGCATCGGGTCGGAGATGCGGTCGTAGACGCCGGCGGCGGCAAGGTCGTGCGACTGGGGCGTCACGGGGACGAGTTCGTTGTTTTCCATGTTATTTTTCTTCGACGATAAAGGTTCCATTGATGGCTACGAACTTCTCGTTTTTGTCGATGAAGTCGATGCCGGTGCCGTCAGCCCTGTAGGTGCTGTTGATATCCCAAGAGCGGATCGCTTTGCCGTTGGCGTCGAACAGGGTAACCTTGCGCTCCAGTCCGCTGACCCTTGAGGTAATGCCCTTGAGCGTCTGCCTGGTGCTATTCATTCGTGCCCATAGGACTACGCAGGCGACGGCACAGACGATTCCAATGATGATGAAGGTTCTGTCTTTCATATCAGGCGACGGCCTTGGCGGCGGCGAGGAGTTTGCGGCTGGACACCCGGCGGAGGACGCCGTCGAGCATCATGTTGTAGGACACCTTCGTGTTGACGACGTAGGGCTTGAGCCGACGCGCCACGGTGCCGTCCGAAAGGACGACGTACTCGGTGTCAGGGATGGAAGCCAGCAGGCGAGCCGGCGGGGTCTTGATGAGTTTCGTGATCATGGGAGGAGAAGTCAGAGGTTGAATTGCTGCGCGTGGGAGAGCAAGCAAAAAGCGTCAGCAGTTTTGAGCGTGATTTTTTCCACGCTGGGGAAGCGACGCTGGGCCTCCCGCTTCAGGACGTTCTTCCATTCCGTCGTGCTATGCCCGCCGCCCTTCTTCGTGCCGACGCCCATCGTCTTCTGCCACTCCTGCGGGGTCACCAGCACGACCTTGAATCCGCGCCCCTGCCACAGGCCGACAATCCAGCCGTAGGAGTAGCCCAGTTTGAACGACGCCGATGCCGGGATAGGGCCGACGAACGCCGGCACCTTCTCGATGACCACCGTCGTGTTGATCGGCGGACACAGTTCGACCAGGCCGTCGTTGTCGCCCCAAGTAATCTGGGAGCCTTCGTCCAGCACCCAGCCGCCGGACGCCCCCGGGTCGATGCAGAGGTAGGACTTCATGGTAGTTCAGGAAAAGGAATCCAGTATTCAGGGTTATATTCTTGATCGGTATATTTCATGCAGTCATGGCCTTCAACCTCGTACTTGGATTCGATACGACGAATCATAAAGATTTCCCCCACCTTCGGGTCGAGGGCAATAACCCAGACTCCTTCGGGTGCGGTGCTGATAGGTTTCCAGCCGCTCATTTGGTCAGCTCCCGGTAGATGTTGCCCACCCGCTCCGCAGCATCGGCCTTCGCCTTCGGCGCGGTGACCAGCGAGTGGCCTACCGCCTTCGCCCCGCTGAAGCCCATGCTGAAAGCCAGATAAATCTGCTCAGGCGAAGGCTTCAGGATGCCGTCGTCGACGAGCCGCTCCCGGCACCACGTCACATAGGCCACGGCAATCGCCCGCTGGTTCTCAGGCACCCGCCACTCCTTCCGGCTGATCTTCGGCAGGCCGTGCTTCTCACGCCATTGGTTGGCCGTAATCCAGGCGGCGACATGGACCTGCCAAGCCCCGACCGCTTTCGTGCCGTCGCCGACGGCGGCGTAGTTCATGCCGCTCTCGACCGCGCCGATGGCGTTCGTCAGGATGAGCAGTTCGGCCTTCTCCCGGGCTTCCGCAGGCATGGCCGCAAGCGTCGCAGCCAGCGTCATCAATAATGGATTCGTCATCCCCCTAGGGGTACCGCCCGAAAAAACAAAGGCAATGAAATATTTATACCTCGAGGGGGGGAAATCCTTCCGAAAAATAAAAGGGGTCGCAATATTTCAGGGGGTCGGCGTTTTCGGATCATGCGCGTCGGCCATGCGTAGCCGGCGTTATTAACGCCAATCGACTTCCGCTTTAATTGGCCAATCTGTTATTAACGCCAATCAGCCTGGCGGTTCGACGGGTCGATGGCGCGGAGATTATGGCGTATTAATCGCCGCAAAAGTGCGTAGGAAAACCCCAGAAAAATCCGGGGTAACGCCCCTGAAAATGAATTTTTTATGGGGAAAACGAAAAAAATCGGTTTTTGGCGAGGGTCAGTATGAGTTCCGCCTGGCGACCCCCCATGAATCGCCAGTTCACTAGTGAACAAGCGTTCACCTGAACGAAACATGACATCCTTACTAATGATTAAATCATTAGCTCGCCGCCCATGTTTCGGGGTAATGTTAGGTTACTTACCTTTGATTTGTAAACCTCCATTCTTCCGCCGGCGGACGGCGGGGCGGCGGCACGGGGTCACCGGCGGCGGACGGTTGCCGCCCTTCCGGGGCGGCGCGGGGCCGGCGGCAGGCCGGCGGCAAGGGTTTGACCAGGCCGGCGGCAGGCCGGCAGGCGGGGCAAGGGAAGCCGGCGGCCAGGCACGGCCGGACGGCGGGAAGGGGTAGGGCGGCAGCCGGGCGGCACGGGGCCGCGATCGCGTAAGCTTTTGCCGGCCAGGCGGCCAGGCGGCGGAGGAAAGGGGAAGGGGAAGCCGGCAGGCAAACCGGCGGCACCGGGCCGGCCTGGTTTATGCGCTTAACAAATGCCGGCCTGACAAACGGGGCAGCATTAGGGAAAAGAAAAGCCCCGGGGCTGCCGGGGCTTGTAAGGGAGGGAGTTTGCCGGGCTTTATTCACCGGCGGCGGCCTGGAACCGGCCTAGCTTGTCAAAGAATAAGGCAAGCCGGGGCAATAGCTCCGGCTTAATCCGTTTGAATTCCGCCGTAGCAATCCATCCAAGCTCCGGCGTACCGTACCAGGTTACTTGCCACTTGCGGCAGGCTGCCGCGATCGCGGCGGCGTGATCACTAGGCAAGGCCCAGGCATGGCCGCCGCCGTAACCGTAAGCTGTTGCCTTAATCAGCCGGTGCGCTGCGGCGGCAAGCTGCGGCCGGTGGGATGTTAACGGGATTAAGCCGGCGTTTACCCCTTCGCCGAAAAACTTAAATTGAGCGGCAACGGGATACCAGGAAAACCAGCCGGAAACCGTCCGCCGTTTGCCGGCAACGGTCAATTGAACCGCCGCCCGGAAAACGTCACCATAAAAAACGTCCCGGCCGGTTATAACCGCCGTCCGTATTACGCGATCGCGGCAAACAACCGGCAGCCGGCGGCCTGGGGCCATGCCGGCGGATAAGGGGAAAGGTTTACGCATGGAGGGAGGGAGTTTTAAAAGGGACGGCGGCGGCGTTTAAACCCTTGGCAATGTCATAAAGCTCCGCCGCCTGGTCTTCCGGCAATCCGCCCCGGCGGACGGCGGCAAACCAATTAAAGGCACGGGCCGCCCGGCCTAGGCAAAGGGCCATGCGCTTACGCCGGACGGGGCAAGCCGGTTTAATGCGGAGGGATTTAAGGGCGGGATTGGCCGCCCACAAAGCAGGGCAGCAATCCTCAATAAAGAAGGGCGGCGGATTAATCGACACAAGCCCCGCCCGATTAAGGGCGGCGGCGGCGGCGTGTATAGGTTCGTTTTCCATGTCAGGCGGAAGGGGTTTCAACGGTAACGTCTAAGGTTTCAAACTCCCCTTCCGAAAATGCCGTTTGAAGGGCCATGTCCGCCGCTTGGCTTTCGTTTGCCGCTTCTACTTCAACAGTAACTAGGTAACGGACGTAAACGATATAGTTTTGTTTTTTGGGCATAGGGTTAAGCGGCAACGGTTGCGCGGATGACAAAGCCGGATTTGTCGGCCTTTGCTTTGCCTTTAGCTTTGAGAATTCCAATCCGGCCTTTGCCGTCCGTTGCCTTGCGATCTAGAAACCGCAAATCATGCCGATCGGCGGAAAAGGTGGGGCGTGCTTCCGGCAAACCAGGCAAGGCAAACCGTTGCCCCACCTTTACCCCGTCCGCAACGGCGGCAACGTTAACGCCGGCGGCCAAGGCGATCCCGGCGGCGGCGGCGTTATTCTCCGCAAGGGAAAAGGTAAGGTGATAGCCCTTGGGCAATTCACCCTTGGCAAAGGCAATCGCTCGGCGGATTGACTTCGTATAATCGTAAAAACGGACGGACGGGAATTCGGCGAACAATTCCGGGGCTAACTTTTCCCAGGGCAAATCCGACGTGCCATTGAGACGAACAACCGGCTTCAGGCTGCGCTTGCCGGCTTTCCTTACTAGGGCGGCGATTTCCCCTTTAAGGGCAGCAATAAAGCCGGCCCGGTTATCATGCAGGAACCTAGTCCTCATTACCCTTGCCGCATTTACCTCTTCAAAGATGCCGGCCCGGCCGGCCGTAAAGAGGCAGGCGGCCAGGCAGCCGGCGGACGCATGAGGGCAAAGGTTGCCAACGCCGGCAAGCTGCCCCGGGGCAAGATAAAGAATCCCGGTTAAATAACCGCTTGCCGTTCCCTTATCCGTTTTTGCGTCCGCTTCTACGGATAGCAAATAAGAGGGCATCTTAAATGCCGCGATCGCGGCCGGGTGGACAACCGGGGCGGCAGCGGCCAGGCCGGCATTTACTAGCAAAGCCGGATTAACCGCCGGCACGGGATTGTTTATGGGTTTCATGGGTTTTAGGGGAAAGGGTTTATGCGCTTAAGGGATTATTAAGGGCGGCACGGGCGGCGGCGGCATCGGCGGCCAGCTGTTCGGCGATCGCGGCGGCATCGGCGGCGTGTTCCGCAAGGTCGGCGGCCCGGGCGGCCGCTTCCTTTGCCAGCTTCTCCGCCCTTTCGGCGGCGGCCGTCAATTGTTCAATCCTCCATTGCTCTTCCCGCCGGGCGGCAACCCGGGCGGCAACCCGGGATTGTTCCCAGTCCGCATAATGCAAAAGGGCGGCCCGGAGCTGTTTAAATTCAAAATATCTGTCCGCATAAATGTCCGCCGCCTGGCCGGCATCGAACAGGTTTGATGAATCATGCGCTTCCTGAATTACGGTGAAGGCCGCATCTATTGCCAATCCGACTAATTGCTCGTTGTTTTCTTTCATGTTTTTTGGGGTTTGGAGATTAAAGGACGGCGGCCAGGGGAATCCCGTCCGGCAGGTTTTCGGTTGCGGCCGCGATCGCGTCGCCGGCAAGGGCGGCCAGCTCCTCTTTAAGGGCCGGCAGCATAGGGAAACCGCCGGGAAGCATGGCAACCCCTTCGGCACGTTGCCAAGCCCCGGAAGGATTGCCGGCCATGCGGCAAAGGTATTCAATCCTAACTTGGCCCCAGGCCTGGCCGGCTTCCCAATCAATCAATATTGCCGCCTTGCCCCAATGCTTTCCAGGCGGGGCGGACGGTTCAAACCAGACCTTGCGGATTTCAAAGCCTTCGCCGCTGCGCTTAAAGAGAAGGGCGGCAATCGTATCTTGTTGTTTCTTCATGTTAGGGGAAAGGGTTAAGCGGTTTCTTCGTCATCTGGCCAGGGCTGCCGGGATTGTTCCTCATGCCGGGCCATGCGTTCGTCATCTTCGTCTTCCTGCTCATCTTCCCAGGCCTTCGCGATCGCGTCGGCAATCAAGGTCAGCCGGGCGGCATCTTCCCACCCTAGGGAATCACTAGGGAAAGCTTCCCTAAAGGCACGGGCGGCGGCGTTCAACATGGCCGGAGCGTGTTCCAGCTCTTTCCAGGTCAGGCAGCCGGCGACATAATCCAAGTTATCAAGAATCCCGGCGACGTTAATGCCGGCAAGCTTCCGGGCGGGAACCTGGCAAGCGGTTGCCGCCAGTCCGTCGGCAATGGCGGCAACGGTGGCAAGGTGGGATTGGATGAGCGGAGGAAGCGGGGTTTTCATGTTAGGGAAATTAGATGGAGAAAACGGCAACGGTTATCAGCCAGGCAATGGCGACAATGGCGGCGGCGGTTAACAGGTCTTTTAGGTTTTGCATAGGTGGGAAAGGGAAAGCGGTTGCGGTTTACTTATTGGACTGATATTCGGCCCTAAAATTTAAAGGTAGAATGACGGGGTTTCCTCTATTCCATTCAATCATATGTTGAACAATTGAATTTGCTTCATCTTTAGTCCAAACGGACGCACCTGATACTTTGCCGGAAGCAAAGCCAAAGCCATCAACATAAAAAGCATTGTGAGACGAGGAATATATAATGTAGTTTTTCATATCGCCGTCTTTATAGGACGCATTTCCGGGGCACGTCAATGTCATTCTGTCAGAAACTTTGACCCTTTATAAAGGCAGGCACGTCCGGCGGCCCCAGGCGGATTAATGGCCGGTTACGCGATCGCCGCCGGCTTCGGTTTATGCGCTTAACTTATCCGGCACGTCCGGCGGCACGTCGGCCGGCGGCCTGGCCGGCGGCCCCAGGCACCGGCACCGGCACCGGCCTACATGGGAAGCGGCACCGGCTGCGGCAGCTCCGGCACGTCGGCCGCCCCGCCCCGCCCGCCCGCCCGGCACGTCGGCCGCCTGGTCAGCTGCTACATGGCCGCGATCGCGTCGGCAACGGGCCAATTGGCCAGGCCGGCAGGCCCGGAAGCCCGGCAACGGCCGGCAGCGGCGGCCGATTGGACAGCGGCGGCGGCGGGGTATGTTCAATGTCGTTTGAACCATTGAAAGATGAGTAAGGATTACGGGATTGGCCAATCATGACCTTTTTAATCATGTATTGCTGACTCATGTATAGACTCCCCACTAAGGAATCTATTCCACCCTCCGCCAGCGGGGGGGGCGAAGCCCACCCGAC